GAGGTCGGCGGCTGGCAAGCTGAAGAGGCTCTGGGCGAGGGGATGGAGCGGCGGGACCGTGGGCGGAGGCTGTGGAACAGGACCGCCAGGGCTGCCAGGAGGATCACCGTAGCCGTAGGGGTTCGGGTCTGGCATCACTTCAACCATCCTCTGAGTTCGGTCACGCCAGCATCCACCATCTCTTGGACAAGAGGGTTGCCGTATCGGCCTGCTCTGGGTGACCAGCGACGGATTTCCTCCATCTTCCACAGCAAATGGCGCAGCTTCGCAGGATCGTCACCAGCAACTTCAACAATCTGATCAAGGATGGGCTGTGAGACGCCTTTCTCACGCAGCATGTTGTATGTGTCAGTTGCGGCACTCATCGCTTCCTTGCGGGCGATTCCTTTCACGTCGATGAGGGGCGTCTTTTCGCCTTCTTTGGGTGCTCCAGCACCAGCGCGGACATCCCGCAGCATCTTGACCATCTTCCCAGCACGGCTTGGTACTGAAGGCAGCGGCCTGGCAATGATCTTCAAGCGACGCTGTTCGGCCTGGTCTTCGGTGATCGTCCCCTTGGCGAAGTCGGCGTCGATGGCGTCGATCTCCAGTTGCCGCTCCTCAAGAGCCTTGCCGATGACATCAGGTTCTTCAAGGAACAGGTCGGCCAATTCCTTGCCTCCCGTGGCGGCGTTCACAGCGTTGCCACGAGCACGCAGCTTGTGCATCTTGTCAATAGCCTGCTCAGGCGTCATGCCAAGAGATTCAAGAATAGGAGCGTACTGAGGGTTCGCCACGTCAAGCGTGAACTTCTGCACGAGTGCGTCATCATTTGTGATGCGCTGGAGTTCAGTATGGAGAGCCAATTGATTGGAACTGGCTTCCGCTGTAGCTTCGTCCTTGGCCCTAGTGAGACCGAATGTGAAGAGAGCTTCCCTGGTCCTCGCAAGCCGGTCTTGAACTGCGGCCTTCTTGGCATCCTCCGCCTGTTGACGCGCCAGGTTCAGCCGCTCTTGTTCGATACCGATACGCTGTGTCTCGCGCCGCCCGCCCTCTTCGGCCATGACTTCCTGGCGCATGAGATTCTGTCGCTGGAAACCTTCGGCTGTCTTCTGGCTAGAGGCCGCCCGTTCCTCGGCCTTGGTCAAGCGCGTCTCGCCGAGCTCTGCTAGCCGGCGCTGTGTAGCCCCCGTGGCTTTGGCCTCGGCCAGACGTTCGATGTCCATGCCCTCTTGCGCAAGCCGCCCACGACGGCCCTCCTCACGCTCCTCCTTCAACAGACTGATGCGCTCGCCGTGGCGCGTCGTTTCGAGTGCGACGTCCTCCTTCCGCTCCCTCTGCCTGGTCTGCTCCTGCTCCTGCATCATCTGCCGCCGGGCAGCCTCCTGGAGTCCAGGCGCGATGGCAGAAGAGAACCCGCTGGCGAAGGCTCCGATGCCGGCTCCGAGGTCGCTCATGGTCATGAATCCTTCGGGGTGTTGGGCAGTATAATGAAGCCACCGTCGCCGAGATACACTCTGCCAGCAGCAACTAACTCCCAGAATGTGACCAACTCCTCTCCCGTCACTCCGATGCTGCGAGCGAACGGAGCAACGCGCTCACAGAGCCAGTCTTTCGGATGGTCCTTCAGGTCAAACTCCATACATGGCCTCCTGGCCGGCGTGCGCGAGACGGACGAAGAACGGTCGAAGGGTGCGGCGCAGGAAGGCGCTCCTGCGGACCAGCCAGGCCACGGGGCGACCGATGGCAAGGTACGTCCACCGGAACCACGACGGGGCCTTGAACCGGACCCAGTACCGCGCGGCGTGGGTCTCCCAGGCGTCCTTGCCGAAGATCGCCTCGGCCACCCAGCAGAGCAGCCCTGCCATCGTGTTCACTTGGCCGGTGAATCCTGCTCCTGGCATCGCTCCACCAGCGCCAGCACCGCCGAACAGGCTCCCGAATCCACCAGCCATGCCGGCAGCTCCGAGGAGGCTGCCGCCAAGCTGACCGACCCCGCCCAACGCCTGGGCTAGTGGGCTCGGCTGCCCGGCCAGGCCCGTCAGGGTGTTCCCGACGCCTAGTTGCGTGTTGGCGAGACTCTGGCTCATCCCCGCCCTCTGGCCGAGCAAGCTCTGGATGAGGTTGAAGGCGTTCACGAGGTCAGCGTTGCTCTGGAGCGCCCCCTGGATCTCCGCCTGGCGTGATCCCTGGGCAAGCTCCGTCCCGAGTCCTGTGGCCGCCCTGCCCATCACCGCGTTCCTGGCCCCTGACCGCATCCCAGAGCCGCTACCAGCCAGCCTGGAGAACTCCTGGTCCAGGAAGTTCCTGGAGCCCATCTGCGCCCTGGAAGCCGCGTTCTGGTTGATCTTGGCGATGTCATCAGGACCGAGACTGTAGGGGTCCTGAGCCAGACTCAGAGCCCGCTGGAAAAGCTCTTGGTACAGCGGCGAGTTCGCGTACTCCGTCTCTGCCCGCTGGCTGGTCGTGATGGCAGACTGACTCGTTTTCCGAGCCCGCTTCTGCGCTGAAGATTCACCTCCCATGAGCGATCCTCCGCTGGTAGAGAGTGGCGATGGGCTCGAAGCCCAGCCCCTCCATGTGTCGTGACATCGTGACGTTACCACACACGACGAGCGCCTGCGTCCAGACATCGGCCTGGTGCATCGCCGCCAGGCCCTTGCCGACCTTGATGGCTGCCCTGTAGAGCTTGCCGGCCACGCCCTCCGGGCGCGCATCCGGCCGGACGTAGAACCCGTCAATCTTGGTCGTCAGTTCGCGGCCGAGTCCCATGATGCCGCCAGCGTTGATGGCGATGAAGCCGACGGCGTCTGCGCCGTCCCATGCCAGGATGACCAGGCAGTCCTTGTCCCTGAGCCAGCCGGCAGTCTGGAGGCTCCGGTCGAACTCTCCCACCGCCTCGTTTCCTGGGCGCAGCGTCGGTTCACAGTTCATCTCGTGCTCGCCCTGTTGTCTCCTGAGCGCCATCAGGTCTCCGTAGTCCTGCCATGTCGCCATCGTCAGTTTCATGGCCCCTCCTCCAGAGCTTCCAGGAGGGCGAGCCTGAGCGCCGCTTTCCGTGTGGCCGAGATGAGGGCCACGGGCGCAGCCTGAAGGAACTCGTCCAGGACCATGCACAGCGTGGCCGCCAGGCGGGCGATGTCCATACGATCGCCACTGTCCCCGACACGGCGGTAACGGCCGGTCTCGGAATCCCAGAGGATCTCCACGCACTCCCCCTGGACCGCGCCCGTCCAGTGCTGGAAACGCCGCGTCGCGGAACCGATCCGTTCCCAGCCTCCTGCTTGCAACTCCGCCAACGTCTTCGGCATCAGACAAGCACTCCTATGATCTCTGCCCAGTGCACGGTATTTGCAAACGCATTCCCGGCAGTCGCGTTTTTCATGGCGGCCATGATGTCATCGCCCGCTGCGTAGGACGCAAGCGGCGAAGCCTCCGTGCCTTCCGCGTACACTCTGATCTGCGTGTTTTCAGCGCCGGTGTTGCTCGCGCACGACGTGAATATACCGGTACTGATCTTCTTGACGCCGACCTGGAACGTGTATGTGTCTACCGCAGCACCCGCAGTCGCAACACCCAAGGCGGTAATCGCCTTGAAAGTCTTACCGGCGGGTACGGTCCACTTCTGATTCGTGTTCGTACTGCCCATAAATCCGGCAGTATTGGACCCGGCTGCTAGCGCGGACGTGACATTGAATGCAAATACGAGACGGATCAATACGATGGCATCGTCAGCCAAAGCCGCAGTCGTGGTGCCGGTCCCGCCGTTGGCAAGAGGGACAGGATCCGCGAGCAGCGCCGCCGCGCCAAGGCCAAGGGTCGTCCGCTGCGCCGCCGCAGTGGCATCGTCAAGAAGCGCGAGTCCCGCTGCCGTGAGATCATACGTCGCCGCAGTCCCTGATCCTGTAAACTGAATCCCTTTGTTAACCGCTGACGTGAGTCCGGCGATAGCTGACAACTCCGCATCCTGAGCCTGAACATTAGTGCCAATGACAACCCCGAGCGTGACCCGCTGCGCTGTCGCATCAGCATCGTCGATCAACGCTCGGCCGGCAGCGGTGCAGTCGATCTCCTCGCCCGCCCCGGCCCCCGCCGTAGATCGTCCAACCAGCTTGTCGGTCGCGGTCATCGCCAGCTTCGCGGCCACAAGGCTGTTGTCAGCGATCCCGGACGCTTTCAGATTGCCGTTCTTGTCGTAGAGCGGCATCAGGTTTCCTCCACCCCTGAGATCGTGTAATCCACCATGCTCGCCGTCGTAGCCTGGCCCTGGATGATGTCACCAGACTCCAGTACAAGCACCGAATCCAGAGCCTCGCCGTAATCTCCTGTCGTCAGCGTAGCCTTGAACACCACCCGGCTCGTGCCGGTCCTGTTGAGCCACAGCGTCACGGTCTCCGACGTGCTGTTGGAGTTGTAGACGGTGATGCTCTTGATGTACGCCGTCGTGCTCGCGGGACACGTATAGACCGTCCCCTTGCTATTCGCCAACTGCCCATCTGCAAGAGCTTTGGTGGTGAAGGTGCTCATATTGCCGCATACCCTAGGTGCTTCGGATAACCAGAAGGCTCGAACTCCCAGCCGGTCGCGGAGCGGAACACGACGCTCTGGCCGTCCACCGGGGCCTGATCCGATGCACTCATGGCCCCAACCGGGATTGCCGCAGGATCCCAGAACGGGTCCGTCCCGTTTGACCGCAAGGTCGTGCCAGCAAGCGCGAGAGCAAGCCGGGCCGGGGTAGATGCGGCCGATGCAGCGTAGAGATCTCCTCGTGTCGTCAGGGTGCTCTTAAGCGCGTACTGCGTATGGTCATCGTCTGTGAGTCCTCCGAGACTCCCGTGGTCGATCGCTGCGTCGGCCTGTTGGTAGACCATGTGCAGCAGCCGTTCCTTCAGCTCATCCAGCCACCACCGCAGACGTGCAGGATCCCGAGGATCAGGGACGGGTGGTAGTTCCAGTTTGAAGCTCACAATGCCTCCAAGGCTTCCGCCTCGACTTCAAACTTGAACACGCTGATCTTGCCGCTCGCCGAAGGGATCGCATCCAAGACTGCCGCAGATGGATAGCCTGTCTCCGCGACTCTGAGCCGGAATGATCGCCCGACGCCGCCGATCGGGATGCGCTTGAAGGATTCAGTCGCCGTCCACGTCCTATGGTAGTCAGCCGCGCCTGCGTAGGTCCACGCCCGCCCTGGATTGTTCGGCTTCAGGATCAGGTGGAAGTTGTTGGTGACGTCGGACTCGCCGATCGCCTTGAACCATTTGAGTCGCTTGTTCTGGAAGAAATCGCCGAAGTCGATCATGAAGTCCGCGTACCAGTCGATGCCAGCGATGGCGTACGGATCGGAGTCCGCTGGCTGGTAGACCTGATCGTCGTAGAAGGTCAACGTAGTTGCCGTGTTACCAGCAATGCGTGTACGGTAGAGATTCGCCGTACTGATATCGTACCAGTAGCAGTAGAGACCTTTGTACTCGTCAGTCGTCCATGCCTTGCTCGTATCTTGCAGCGATGTAGCTCCATGAGTTCCCAAGGCTGTGCCTGCAAGCACAGCGATGGTGTCCTGATTCCCGTCGTAGGTCCCGCTATCGAGCTGCACGAGGAATCCTCGGGACGTCCCGTAGAGACCAGGTTCGTCGTTCTCATCCTCGACTTCCAGGATGGAGTCAAGGTCGATGTCGTACCGGCTCCAGATCCCTTGGGAAATGTCGAAGACCAGGGCCATGTCGTTCCGCGACGCCGAGGACGATGAGCAGGCAATCCAGAGTTGGTTCCGGGAACGGTGGATGGCCACCGATGCGTACTTGAGTCGGCCGGAGCTGAGCCCGGTCCGGATCGTCGTCTGGATGGACGGCCGGTTGGTCTGTGTCGGGCTCGATAGGTTCAGGGCGTTGTAGCCATCCCAGAGAAATACGTCACGCTCGGAGACGAAGAACTGGCCGGACTCGAACGGTATGACCGCCATCGGCCCGACGCAGCCTGTGTCCTTGCTGAGGTAGCTCGGGAAGAATGGATCCGTACTTGAGCCCGTGAAGGTGATGGCCACGCGGCCATCCCGGAAGTGAGCCAGGAGCTGGTTCAACATCGGCTTCAAGCTGGTGCAGGCGTCGCCGGTGTCCAGGTCAGCGTCCACGTAGTCCACGGTCTGGTCGAAGCTGTCGAGAGCTCCGGCATCCGAGAAGTAGATGCGGGTGGGATTCTCACTCTGACCAGCGACCCAGAGCCGATCTTTCCACGTCGCCACAAGGCTGCCCTGGGGGGCTTCCTCGTTGATCGTGAAATCTGCCAGGGTGGTCCCAGTAGCTGATGGCCCGTCGATTCCTCCTGACGGAGCGTAGGTGACGGTGGTGTTGTCCTCCACTGTGGCGATGAGATAGATGGGAGGCGCATCAGCAGCACTACCAGTGGTCGCAACAGCGGTTGCCCATATCCTCCGCTGGTTCACCTGCTTGTCCGCCGATACCGGAAGCTCGATCGTGGTGATCTGCTGGTTCAGTGTCAACGTTTGCAGCACCCCAGGACTCGGATTCGATTCCGTCCCGCTCTCTGCGTTCCTGTACGTCACATAGATGTAGTAATCGCCGGCAGCAAAGGCCCCGCCTGCACCTACTGTAGTGATGACTGGAGTCGCTTGGGGGGCTCTGATGCCGACGTATCTTAACTTGTCGCCATCATAGACCATCGGCCGCTTGCCGTTGTCGGAAGCGAGAAACACCCGGTCACTGTACTGAGCAGCGGTCCACAGCGTGCCTTTCACTAGACCACCACTGAACAGTTTGATGCTACCGTTCGAAACATTCACGGCGTATAGCGATGTCCCGGAGACGATCAGCATCTCACGCTTCAGACTGCCGAGAGAGTCGAACCTTCTGTAGTCGTGGACGAGTTGACAGAACGGTGGATCGTAGGGATCCACCATGCCCTCATCCCTGGAGAGGCCGAAGCCATCTTCAGGGTAGAGTTGAGCTGTCGTCGTCTGGCTGCCCACAGTGCGCAGTTGGGTGCCTTGGCCATCGTCGAGCGGCAGACCAGCAAGCATGGTGTAGAACGCTGACACTGCTCCGGTCTCCTGGCCCCACGGAGGCTGGTGTTGGGCTGGGAGCGCGGCAAAGCCAGAGGCGTTGGCCTTGATGGCATAGACCGAGTCGATGACCCCGAAGGCCGTTGTCCCTCGCGTTGCGGGAGGCACGACTGAGATATCGGAAAACTTGTCCCCGATGCACCAGTGCGCGCTTCTGGCGGCCGCCGAAGGGTCGATAGGTGCAGTGATGACAGTGTTTGTCGTGTAGGTCGTGTATCCGCCCGCAGCAGTCTCTACGAATGCAACCAGCTCTACTACATCGTCTACTGGAGTGGCGGTGGGATGCTGATAGAGTCGGAGGTTGATGCGGATACGCTTTCCAACGTTGGCTTCCGCCGACAAGGTGAGACTGCTCAAGGTCAGCGTCGGGTGGAGCGTCGTGCCGTCGTAATACTGCCCGATGATCCTGTCGCTCAAGACCGAGATCGCTATCGGGGCGGGATTCGTTGCGTCTGTTCCAGCCCAGAGGAGCGTCTGATTCCGAACTGTCGTTTCGTTGGCAGCCAGAAGTGGTACATACAACAGAGAGACAACCCAGTTTCTCCCTCCCGAAATGTCGTTGGTGAAAAGGTCTCCAGCGGTGTTGGAGGCAACGTTGGCAACCCTCCAGTGGACGAAGCCGCCGTAGTGCGCTGGAGCGACAAGGGCTCCGGGATCAGAAGATCCGGCGAACTGGAGCCCTGAAACCCCGTTGACAAGGTCTCCGGTAAGCCAGTTGGTTCCCTCACCAATGGCGTAGCCGTCGTTGGCGTTGGGGCTGGAATCATCGAGAGTAATTCCGATTCCATCATTGCACTTCCAGTAGCCGATAGCTGTGAGGGCTTCATCCGTGGTGAGTTCCCTGGTGTAGACCGACACGAACGATGGCTGCGTTGCTCCTGTCGTCATATCCATCCGCAGTTCAGCGATGGAGAACGCTCCGTAGTCCGTATCCCTGACAGTCCCGTTGGTGGTACTGACGCCGATGGTCCACGGATTCGAGTTGGTGATCCAGGAGCCGATGACGAGCGTCTGGGCTGTTCCTACCGTCGCTCCGGCGTCGTCCCTCACGGTGAAAGTGTAGTTGTTGGTGGCAGCGTCGGTGATGACGAGGCTCAGATGCCGGAAGAGATTCACGATGCCGGTGCTGGAGCCGTTGCCATCGTTGACGGTCACGTTCCTAAGGGTGCCAGCCGTGTTGTCGTAGACCCTGAGCCGCCAGCCTCCGTTGTTGGTGTTGATCGTGGGGTCGTAGGTGATCCACAAGAACCGGCTGGTGGTCGTTCCTGACCCTTTGGAGATGATGGTCTTCTCGGCCGCGGGGAAGCGTTGCTTCTTCACGCAGCAGGAGAGGTAGAGCCTGTCGCTGGCCCCTGGCTGGTACGCCGAGAGGTGCTGGATGATGATAAAGTCGTCCAGACCATCCAACTGCACCGACGAATCCTTGAACGCTGTGCTCGTAATCCTGGTGTGACCGTTCCTGCGCTCCAGCGCCCGGTTGGCGAACTCGACGTTCCTGAGATCAGGGCACTCGATCCGCGTGAGGTTGACAGGGATGGAGCGGTCGCTGAGACCAGCGAACCTGTCGATCGTCGCGTAGACGGGTCTAGAACCCATAGATCACACTGAGGGCACGTCCTCTCCTGCCGTGATGGTCGTTTCGAGGGTCCCTGTCCGGCTCCGGAATCCCCTGTACGGCCTGTTCTGGACGATGTTCCCGATGACGGGATGATTCGTGAGCAGGATCCTCTTCAGCATCTCCTGGTAGTCGGCCTTGTAGGACAGGAGCAAGTCCCTGGACAGGCACTGCGGGAACTGGATGACAGCTCCGAGTACGAGCAGGCGGTGGTACTCGATCGGGAAACGGCGGTCGATCACATCGGTGTCAGCAGCACCGATGATGTCGTCCGGCAGGCCGAAATAGCTGTAGACCAGCGTGTAGCCGGAATCAGGCTTCGGCGTCACCCTGAACGTGAACAGGCCGCTGTCGTGGTCCCTGCCACGGAGCGTGTAGTACCTGGGGCGCGACTCATTCGAGAACCTGTTATCAAGTTCGAGGCGATCGTAGTCCTGCTGGTCGAACCAGATGAGTGTCCAGTTGGGCGAGTCCGTGAACTTCACGCCAGGCTCGATGATGGCATGGAAGTCGTCCGGCATCGTGTAGTCAGACACGCTCTTGGCAAGCTGGAGGACGGATTCGACTCTGAAGGCAGGATGATGCGCTTGGGCGATCGTCGTCTGGACGATGTAGTCGAGGGCGTACTTGATCTCGGTGTCTAGCGAGGTGTCAGTGACACCGATGCCGATGAGGAACGTCTTCACCCTCGCAACGATGTTGCTGATGGTGAGGGTTTTGTACGCCACCGGTTACATCCTCAGGCGGGGG